ATAAATACAAAATACAAAAAACAAATATCTACTAACGTAGATATTAATACAGCGCGCGAGGAAACGGCGAAAAAACCGACCAAACACGAAGCCGATTTGGCACTGTTGGCAGAACATGGAATTGCCGGGCAAATCGCTGAAGACTTTTTGACAATCCGCAAAGCAAAACGCCAGCCGCTGACGGAAACGGCTATGCGCCTGATTGCAGCAGACGCGGAAAAATGCGGGATGACTGCGGCGCAAGCAGTGGAATACGCCATCGGCAACGGCTGGGGCAGTTTCAGGGCTGAATGGCTGAAAAACAAAACATTCGGCAGGTCTGGGAGTCGTGGCGGTCTGACACACAATCAAACTGCCGATGTGATGGACGACAAAAACTACGGCGACGCGCCGACGACTGATTTTTAGGGGTTTGGGAAATGGCTTTGAAAAGCGCATCTGATTTTTTGAAAAGCTACGGCGGCGCAAAAACCGAGCAACGGGAATGCGCGGAACATGGCGAATACACGTCAAAAAGCATTTTCCGCGGGTTGTGGACTGGTTGCCCTGTCTGCCAAAAGCTGAAAGCGGCGGATGAGATGGCGGCATACGCGGAAACGCTGCGCCGCGAAGCAAAACGCGACGAACTGTCAAAACGCATCGGGCGATCAGGCATCGCGGAACGGTTTAAAAATTGCCGAATTGAAAATTATGCCGTCGATGATTCGGTACCGGGAATGGCAAGGGCAAAAGCCGCCGCCGCCAACTATGCGGAAAACTTCGAGGATATTTTGCAGACCGGACGGAACATGATTTTCTCGGGTAAGCGCGGCACAGGGAAAAACCATCTCGCCTGCGGTATTGCCCACAAAATCATCGGCGATGGCAAAAGCGCGATTGTCATTACGGTGGGCGATATGTTGCAGACGGTCAAAGACAGCTTTAACGGTGGCAGCGAAAAAGAGGCGGTCGGCGTGTTTGTGAAGCCCGATTTGCTGGTGTTGGATGAATTTGGCGCGGGCAGCCTGTCTGAAACGGATGGTCGGATTTTGTTTTCGGTCATCAACGGGCGATATGAGCGGCTTATGCCAACACTGGTTTTAACCAATCTGTCCCCTGAAGAGTTTAGGCAAAACGTTGACGCGCGTATCAGGGATAGGCTGCGTGATGGCGGTGGGAAATTAATACCGTTTGACTGGGGCAGCTATCGTGCGTGAAACCTGTTACCACTGTTTGCACGCAGACTTCAAGGCACTTTCAGAAACCGAACTGCGCGGTTTTGCGAAGTGCGGTAAGGCGCGAAATGCCGAAGAAAGGGCGACGTATTACCACGGCGGGCATAGCTGTCATCTGAAAGGATTCGAAGCCGCTCCGGCGGCGACGATGGCGAAGCGTAGAAGTGAATTTGAAAAATGGCGAACGAAAGGAAAGTGAAAAATGAAAGATTTTTTGAAGTTAAATTTTAACAGCATGATTAAAGGGTTTGCGTGGTCGGGTGTGGTTTTGTCGGTTGCGCTGATTTTGCTCCGTGAACTGGGGATTTTGAGTATTTCGATTGACGATACGTTTATCCCATTGAAATTTGTTTTGTCTGTGTTTGGTGGGATTGTCTATGCGTTGGTGATTATCGGCAATGGTGTTTTTAACGTGGAAATGAAGGATTAAACATGAATTGGATTGAGTGGTTAGGTCTTGCAATGGCTTTTGGCGCGGTGCTTGGTGTGGTGATTCATGCCGCCGCCCGCGCGCCGCTTGATGAATTTGGTCGGAGGATTGAGCATGACGACTAAAAAATGCATCAGGTGCGGTGAAGAAAAGCCGTTGAGCGAGTATCACAAAAGTGGCTTAGATGCCTATGGGAACAGTATGTTTAAGTCCAAATGCAAGGTGTGCGTCAGCATTGAGGCTAAGTATTACCGCGAGAACAATAAAGAGGCTCTGAAACAAAAAACGCCAAGAGATGCGAGAAAGGGCTGCTCCGGATGTGAGCATCTTGATGCGCGAAGCGGCACGAATGGCAAATCAGGCATTCCCGCTTTTAAGCCCTGCGTATTGGAACACTGGGGCAAACAAACGAGTTTGCGAAGAATTGGGGTTGAAATGAATAAAAAATCAAAGGGCGCGATGTATGCGTTAGGTCGTCTGAAAACTGGCGAGATGAACAAGACAGAAGCGGCATACGCTGAATATCTTGAAAAGCAGAAGCAGCAAGGGGTAATCCTTTGGTATCGGTTCGAGGGTGTCAAATTACGACTTGCGGATAAAACTTTTTATACCCCTGATTTTGCCGTCATGACTGCAAACGGCACAATGGAAATGCACGAGGTAAAGGGTTTTTGGCAGGATGATGCCCGCGTAAAAATTAAGGTTGCCGCCGAATCTTATCCATTCCGCTTTGTCGCGGTTAAGGTAAAGCCCAAAAAGGATGGTGGCGGTTGGTCGTTTGAGGTCTTTTAAGGGGGCATAGTGAGCGTAATCAGAAAAGCCGCCAAAGGCGAGCAATGCACACTCAACATCGCCGGTGTGTGCAATTACAACCCTGAAACCGTCGTCTTTTGCCATTTCCCAAGCGAGACGCACGGCATGGGGCTAAAAAGTGATGACTTGAGCGGCGGCTTTGGGTGTAGCTCCTGTCATGACGTGATAGACGGTCGGTCGCATATCAAGTTGAGCCGCGAAGACAAGGAGTTTTATATGCGCCGGTCGCAGTTCCGCACGATGGGTCGCCTTGTGGATTTGGAGGTTATCAGCGTGAAAGGTCGTCTGAAATGAACGAAGCGAAATTTACACTGACACCGCAAAATGCGCGCGGCGTCATGCGGTCGATTTGGGACAACCTGAATGGGTGGTTTGAGAATGGAAATTTAGACATCACGATCCGCCCGCACAAATCCAAACGGAGCGTCGAACAAAACCGCCGACTTTGGAAAATCTATGGCGAACTGGCAGATAAAGCATGGGTCAACGGCAGGCGGTACAGCGCGGAAACGTGGCACGAGTATTGCAAAGGCGTGTTGCTTGGTTTTGATATTAAAGCCATGCCCGACGGCACAGAAGTCAAAACGCCGATAAGCACGACGACGCTTAATACGGCTGAGATGACGGACTATCAAAACCGCCTGCAATCATGGGCGGCCGGGGAATTTGGCATAATTTGGGAGTTTTAAATGCTGGTACAGTGCAATGAGGATAACGGCAAGCGGTGCGGGGAATCACATGGGCGGTCTAAGCTGACGGATAAAGAGGTTGAAATAATCAGGCGGCTTAATGATCAGGGTGTCAATTATCATATTTTGGCGCGGAGTTTTGGCTGTTCGCCTGAAACGATTGGGCGCATCTGCCGCCACGAGATCCGTAATGTGATTAAAGTAAAATGGAAAAATTTAAATGCTGACTGAACAACAAAAACGATTTGTCGAAGAATATTTGATTGATATGAACGGGGCGCGGGCGGCACGGGCGGCGGGTTATTCGGAATCGTCGGCGCGTGAAACCGCATCACGCCTGCTTAAAAAACCGGAGGTTGCCCAAGCTGTCCAAAAAGCGCGTGAAAAACTCTCGGAACGGACGGAGATTACGCAAGACTGGGTATTGCAACGCTGGGCAGCCATCGCCGATGTGGATAAGCGCGCGTTTTTTGACGACGCCGGCCGCCTGCGTCCCGTGAGTGAGTGGACGCGCGAAATGGTGTTGGCGGTTGATGGCTTGGATGTAACCGAAACGGAGGGGGAAATCGCGGCGAAGGTGTCAAAATTGAAGCTGTCGAGCAGCAAAGCCGCGTTGGACAGTATCGCCCGTCATTTGGGTATGTTTAAAGATAAAGTTGAGGTGTCGGTTGATGAGACGTTGGCGGAACGTATAGCACGGGCAAAGGCGCGTTTGAAATGATGGACCTGAACAGCCAAATTATCGAAGCCGCCGTCGCGTATCAGCATGACCCGCTGTCTTGGGCGATGTTTGCCTATGACTGGGACAACGGCGAGCTTGCGGGGTATAAATCGCCGCGCGCGTGGCAGGCGAAAATCATGGAGGATGTTAAAAATCATCTGTCCAATCCTGAGACGCGCCATATGCCGTTGATGATCGCGGTTGCGAGCGGCCACGGTATCGGCAAGTCGGCGGAAATTGGGATGTTGATTAATTGGGCGTTGTCAACGTGCGAAGACAGCAAGGTCGTCATTACGAGCAACACGGAAACGCAGTTGCGCACCAAGACCGCGCCGGAGGTGGGCAAATGGCAGCGGTTGAGTATCACGGCGGATTGGTTTAACGACGCAGTTATGAGTATCACGGCTAAAGACCGTCTAAATACCAAGACGTGGCGGGCTGACTTCGTGCCGTGGTCTGAGCATAATACGGAGGCATTCGCAGGCCTGCACAATAAGGGCAAGCGCATTATGCTGGTGTTTGACGAGGCATCGGCGATTGCGGATAAGGTGTGGGAGGTTGCCGAGGGTGCGCTGACCGACGAGGACACGGAGATTATTTGGCTTGCTTTCGGAAACCCTACCCGAAATATCGGGCGTTTCCGCGAATGTTTCCGCCGGTATAAGCATCGGTGGATAACCTATCAGATTGACAGCCGCACGGTCGAGGGGACGAACAAGGCGCAGATGCAAAAATGGGCGGAGGACTACGGCGAAGAGTCGGACTTTTTCAAAATCCGCGTGCGCGGTATGTTTCCGTCAATGTCTGCCCGTCAATTTATATCGGAAAATGACGTATCGGCAGGGTATGGCAGGCATATCCCCAAATCTCAATATGAGTTTGCGCCGAAAATCATCACGGTTGATCCGGCGTGGGAGGGGGACGACGAATTTGTGATCGCGATGCGTCAAGGGCTGGTATTTAAAATCCTTGAGACGTTCCCAAAAAATGATAATGACCTGATTGCCGCGCAAAAAATCGCACGGCACGAAGACGAGCAGAAGGCGGACGCGGTATTTATCGACGCAGGATTCGGTACCGGCATCAAATCAGCCGGGCAGGGGCTTGGGCGCGAGTGGAAATTGGTGTGGTTTGCGGGAAAATCGAACGACCCCGGATGTTTTAATAAGCGAGCGGAAATGTGGAAAGCGGCGCGTGATTGGCTGAAAAATGGTGGGGTTATACCCGACGATCCGATGTTGCGCGATGAGTTGCAAGCTCCTGAGATTGTGCCGCGCGCTGACGGTAAAATACAGATTGAGTCTAAGAAAGAAATGAAGTCGCGCGGGGTGCCAAGCCCTAACCGCGCTGATGCGTTGGTTATCTCTTTTGCGTATCCTGTCGTCAAAAAAGAAATGGCGTATCGTGGAGATGCATCCAAGATGCGCCATGATTATAGTCCGATATAAAACAAAGGCCGCCTGAATTTCAGACGGCCTATTCTTGTTTCAACTGTCAACTTTATTTTGATAGTTGGATGATATTATCAAGTAGTGTCAGCCATTTAGAGTGCGGCATATCACGATGACTCTTTTGTCCTACGTCAGTCTCCCACCGCTGGAGTGCTGATATATTTACCTCTAACAGATCGGCGGTAGCTTGTTGCGTCAGGCCGTATTGTTGGCGCAATGCCTTGAGGTTCGCAGGCGTGTAGCCTAATTCGGGGGTGTCAATCATTTTTTATCTCTTTGGCCTTTTTAAGTCTGCATCTTTTGGATACGACAGTGCGTAGTTTTGCGCCTAATTGTGCGGCAATCTGTTGATTACTCTGTGTCCAGTCCACGCTATCCCAATTTAGTGCATGTGCTTTGCGCCGTTGAATCATTTTTGCCAGCCCGTTATTTTTGGGACTTTCGCGCCCTTTTTTTGTGCGCTCGTCTGTGAGTTTGAGTGGCTTTAGGTCGCGGTACAGTTGCAGTGTGCCTGCGTTGTTAGACCGAGTTACGCCTAACGCTCCGCGCCATTTGGCGATAGTTGCTTGACTAAGCCCCAACAGTTCAGCAATATAGACTGCACTCTTTGTTTTGACTGCATCTGCCAACTCTCCACACAAAATCGGCGTGCCTGTATCCTTGCGGTATATCCAAACCAGCGTGCCGAATCGTGCCGCACCTCCGACTACTACATTACCGGAAACCTCATCACTCACCACATCTCCTCGTCGGACTTTTGGCGGGTTATAGGGTTGCCCGCTAATGTTGATGAGTGGGTAAGGATAGCCGCCGGAATCCATATCATGCAGTATGCGTTTTAGTGTGTTCGCACCTATCGGCAGAGATGAGGCGCACTCAGTATATGTGCGTGTGGCAATATAGGCGGCAAGCTCACGGGTGATGATGACTCGCTGCCCGCCGCGTATGCCCTGCTTGCGTCCAAAATATACAGTTGGGTGTTTTGTGTTTGGCGGCCTAACCTCCGATACTATCCAATTATCACCCCAAAAATCTTTTATTGTATCCATATAATTGCTTTGACAAAACCGCCCTTTCGGGCGGTGCATGAATTAATTGCCAAATTCTTCGTCGAGGGCGGCATTGGCGGTGGCAGCGTAGTCTTCTAAATCGCTGTTGGTGCTTGTTACCGCGTCCATTACACGGTCATAACCGTGTTCTGCCACCAGTTCGGCGATGCGGTTTTCGAGGGCTTGGTTGTCAGCAACCACTTTCTCCCACCAGTCATAATCGGCTTGGCTGATGGCAAAATCGGCGTTTTCGTTGTCGGTTTTTTCAAATTCTCGGTCAAATGCGCCGGTGTTGCCCACAAAATCAAAGATATAATCGCAGCCAGTTTTAGGGTCAATAATAGACAGGGTTTCGATTTTGCCAGTCTCTTTTATATATAGTTTCATTTTTTTTGCTCCTATCCGCCCGTAGGCGGTCAGTTGTTAATCATGTTTTCGGCGGTCTGTTTTGTTTGCCGATGTGTGTATATTACCGCCATTTTGGCGGTAATGCAAGAGGTTTTTTGATTATTTCTGTATATGATTGATTTTATTGGAAATTAATTTAAAAGAAAATCCCGATGTTAACGATTAATAACATCGTGAATCTTTTTAGTTGCTTACCGCCTCTGACAATGCTTTGTGCCGCGCCTTGCAGTCATTATACAGATGGACGACCTGTAACGACCACGGCAGGATGTCTGCGCCGGTATCGCCTACCAGTTTTGGCAGTTTTGGGCATGGTTGCACCAAATCGGCAGGCGGTTTAGTCGCCGTCGGCAATGGCGGCGTTGATGACTGACAGGCCGTCAGAATCAAGGCAGACGTTGCGATAGACAGGGCGTTCAACGATTTTTTGTACTTCGACATATTGTATCCTTTCTTTTTCTGCTCGTTCGGCTTTGTCTGTTTGGTATTTTTCAGACGATGCGCGAAACTCTTCTGCTTGTTTGATTGCTTCTTCTTTCAGGCGGTTTGATATTTCCAACGCCATATCGTCGCGCCCTTTTTGGTAGGCTTTTTTAACGCTTCCGTCCCACCAAAAAACAAGACCGATGATGGCGGCGATAATAGCGAGATACCGCCAGTATTTTTTAAGTAATATCAGTATCATAACGTTTTAACATCTCCGTATAGTTGGATAGTTCTTGTTCGGCCAACTCAAAAGCCGCTAGATCTGCGTTTTCGCTCGCCTCTCGGCTTTTGTCTTGCCACTCTTTAATCATGCGCTCGCAAAACTCTTTAGGTGTCATTGCGCCGCCATGCATTGTGTGTAGCGTTTTTGTGTGCGCGTCCATACGCCTTTGCAACCGCGTGGACCCCAGTTGCTCGGGCGGCTGCAATCGCGCCCGGCGGCGAACCGGTAACGCAAGAGGGCGCGGCAGGCTGCTACATGGTTGCCTTTGAGTAACTCGCGGCGCATGGATGATGTGTAAAACTTTTGCGCGCCGAAGTTGTAAAAAAAGTCGATGTACACATCATACTCGTTTTGAGACAACTCAACGCCGGGCAGCATGGCTTTCATTTTCGCTTCGTCCTTGCCGACGTGGGCGCGGAGCATTTTATCGGCTCGCTCGCGGCTGACGGGCGGATCGGTGATTTTGACTTTGCTGCCGTCCTCGTAAACGGTGCTGCCATGACCGACCGTCGCCACTTTGCCGATGTCGTGATAGGGTTTGGCGCGGTATCCCTCCTCTGCCTTGATGCCGAAAATGGCGATGACCGACGCGCTGAGAATGGCAATCGGGTACTTTGGGTTAATCTTCATAGCATTTTCCTTTTTTAATCTGTTGTTTTCGCATCTCGTGTATTTCTTCGGCGCGTTTGTTTTCTTTGGCTTTGAAATAAAGGTTGACGAAAAAACCGCCTATTGCGACTGCGAGACCGATAATTGCAACCCAGTCAACGCCGTTAAATGCCCCCATAATTCCCACGCCAGCACCGCCGTATGTTGCATTACTCGCCCAGTTTGAAGCCCCTGACGCTGCTTGTACTGATGTATCTAATTTGTTCATATTCACTCTTTCTTATGCCGCCTGATATAGCGTCAGGCGGCTTGCTCCTGTTTATCGCAACACTTCGGGTTTGACTTTTTTGACAACCTCGATGCTTGCCGATTGCAACTCGTCAGGGCTGAGGCTGCGGTCGAAGAACATCAGGTCTTTGCCGATGTCGGCGGACACCATGCCGTTGCCGTTTGCCGCTGCGCCGAACGTCAAGAAGTCTGCGCCCGGGCTGACGTTTTTACCCAAAACGTACCATTTGCCGATGGTCAGCTCCTCGTTTCGGTACTCTTTGCCGTCAACGGTTGCGCCTACAGGACGAGTCATGCGGAATTTATCGGGAGTGCTGCCCTCAACAAAGGCAAATGCACCGGCGATAATCTCAATTTTGCCGCCGTCGCCCGCTTTACCCGCGCCTGATGCAATCGCGCCTGATTTTTTGCGGCCGCTCAAGTCGAGGACTTTGATTGGCAAGACAACCGTACTGATTTTGGTCGTCAGCGGCATGGTGGCTTTGGGGTATGCACCTGCGCTTGCGCCATCGGATTTCAGGCGCGCGCGCAAAATACCTGCATCTTTGTCAATCAAGCCGGGATAGCCTTGCGGTGTCGCGCCTGTATCGCTCTCTGCTTTAGTGATGACGAAACGTCCGTCCGCGCTTGATACGGTGTCGGTCGTTGCGCCGTCCCAGTTGAGGGCGAATGTCGGAGCGGGGGCGGCTACTTTTGCGACAGGTTTGGCGGCGGCGTATTTCTCTTCCCATGTTTGCGGTGCCGGGCGCGTTGCCGGTACGGTGGGGTTCGCTGCCGATTCGCTGTTGGTTGTCGCGCCTGACAAGGTAATGTCTTCCGCGCCTGCTTTGTTGTTGTACACGTTGACACTGGCGGCGGGGACGTTGGACAGCGTGATAAATTTGCCGCTCAGATTTGCCGCCGTCAGGCCTTGCCAAGTATTGTTCATGACCTCGTACTTGGTTTTTTCGTTCGTGCGGCTTGCTGCCAGTGTGATTTGCGCACGCTGTGCGGCGGCAATCTTGATGGTGTTGCCGTTAAATTTGACCTGCGGCCGCGTGTCGGTACGCATATAGAGGATGTCGTTGTCCGCGCGGTCTGCGGTCGTGCCGAGATTCAGGGTGTTGCCGCTGATTTCAAACGCGCCGTCAATAACGCCGTTCGCGTCTGTCTCTTGGATATATAACGGGGTATCAACAATCTTTTCAAAGGTAAAAGTATTGTTTTTAAATGTGAAATTGCCCATGCCGTTATAGCCGACACCTGCACCGAAGAACAGGTTATGCACGCTCTTACCGTTGGCGATATTGCCCTCAATGGCAACGTTAAGGCGTACATGCTCGGCGTTTTCGTTGTTCCGCAACTCGATGACGCGGTGTACGCCGCGACCGTCCCACTCAATGCTATTGATTTTGTTGTTCTTGACTTCGATATTTACTGTGTCAGGCTGCTTTTTCCACGCCTGATTCGGCTGGGATTTGTTTTCGATTCGAATCCCCGTGTAGCGGTAGTAGTCGGAATTTAGGTTTTGTTCATATGCCGGTTGTTCGTCATCGACGGCAAGGCGGAAGCTCGGGTCTTGGATGATGGTATTGCCATTGACTTTAACCAAGCGCATCGCATAACCACGGCTTTCAATCGCTATGCCGAAGAAGCGGTTGCCTTCGATGTGGTTGTTTTCGACGGTAAAGTCATAGGCATCGTGCGAGTCAATACCTTTGCGGTAGTTGTAGAGGGCGCGGTTGTTGCGAATAATCATATTCACATTGACGGAGCCTGCACCTGCCGCAAAGCCGTAGCCCGTGCCGCCGTCTTTCTCATGTCCGTTTCGTTCGAGCGTATTGCCCTCGATGAGACAGTTGATTTGGTTGGCGGCCATAATGCCTGCCACGCGGTTGTGGTGGCAGTAACAGTTGATGACGCGGTTGTTCATGGAGTGGTGCGTCAGGTTGTCAACGCTCAATTCGCCACGATGAACCTTGTCGTTGTCGTCAAAGGCGACTTCGTTACTTGTCAGTAAAATACCCGCGCGGTTTGCGCCCGTGGATTCTACGTTTTCAACAAGGCAGCCACTGGAGTTGTTGAGGTGGATGTTGTTGATTGTGCCGAAATACGATTCTCCGGCGCGGTAAAATTCGCCGACATATTCGATTTTGAAGTCTTTCAAGACTTTGTCTTTTAAGCCGTTAATCAAAATACCGCCAAACCAACGGGCATCGGTTTTGTTGGTATTTGGATCCCAGTCGATTTCTTGCGCCCAGCCGTATTTCAGGATGGTTTTATCGGGACCTGCGCCTTTAATGCCTTTGACGTTGGCGTAGTTGCTTTTCGTGATTTTGATTTGGAATGGCAGTTCGTAAACGCCTTCTTCCAGTTCTACCATAGTGCCGTTTTTCTGGGCTTCTTCCAGCTTCATCATCAACTGGACGGTATTGCGGAATTTGCCTGTAACGCCCGGCAGATTCTCACTGCCTGCCTTGTTCATTCCGATCCATTCTTCAAGGGCTTTTTGGCGGGTCATAATCAAGGCAAACATCTTTTCCGTATTGGTTTTACCTACAAGCTCTGTCATGCTGTCAGTCCTTTTTTATAAGCTTTTTTGCTTGGTTAAAAAATTCATCGCTTACTGCGCTGTTTGTTTGTGTGGTTGGGGAGTAATTAAGGTTGAAAAAACGGTGTGCCTGATAAGCGAAGTTGTCGCTCACGCCGCCTTCGTCGGGTATTTGCGAATAAATCGAATTGCCGAAAAACAGTTGGGCGTCTCGAACGAAGCGTGCGCTCACGTCGCTTTCATCGGGGATTTCCGAATAATTTCCGTCCTGCGTGATTGCGCCAAGTTGGGCGTATAGGTCGGCGATTGACAGGCTTGTCCGCCCCGATTCGTTGAAAACGTATTCTTCAATCTGCCGCGCTTTTTCCCGCACTTCTGCCGACCGTTCGCTAAAGGCGGCATTCAGGTTGTCAACGGATAACCGGAACCGGTCGGACTGTTCGGCAAACTCTTTCTTGCTTTCGCCCAGTGTTTTATTGAACTCTGTAACCGTGCCGCTAAATGCGCCGACCTGCTTCTCATATCCGCGCACGTCCTGTTGGAATTTCTCCACCTGCTGCGGGTAGTCGTTGTTGACTATCCGCGTGCCGTCCTCGCTCCATGAAAGCCCTGATTTCGGCTCGGGATTTGGGATGGCTAGGTTGATTTCTTTGTCCGATGTGATGGGTTGGTGCAATGTTCGACGCAATCGGTCTAATAGTTGCAGTGTCAAGATAAGTTGTCGGTCAAGACTGCTGTTTAATACCTGCGGATAAAAACCGCCCTGATTTGTAAACGTGGTAGGTTGCGTATAACTCCACCCGCTCACAATAATCATCCTTCGGCCTTCGGGAAGCGGGTTTACCAGCGTGATAGACCCGCCCGGATTGGTGTCTTGATTGGCGTTTTTGGACACTGTGTACTCTTCGCCAAATGCAAGCTTTACTTCGTCCGTTCCTGCTTTGTTTGACGTATAGACGGCAACGTCGGCAGGGTTGAAAATCTTGAAGCTAAAGGGGTATGTTCGCTCTCCCCCGTTGCCGATGAAAAAGCCCGTCTTGACGCTTTGAGAATGGATTGCCATAAAAAAAGCCTCTTTTGGAAATACCTAATGATATTTCTCAAAGAGGCTGTTATATGCATACCCGATTAGTTGCCTTGATACCCGAACAGTAACGCGGCAGGGTTGTCGGTCTCGTCATCTTGCAAGGCTTGTGCGCCCTTGATGGTTCGGTTGATTTGCGCGGACGGCAGTCCGAAAGCATCGCCCAACAGATTGACGCTCGCTCTGACAAACGCGCTGTCAAACTCGCCCTGTGCCGCCTGTTGTGCGAATTTGAATGTATCGTCAATCGGTCGCAAGCCTGATGGCCCGGTGTAGCCGTAGAACCTGTCGCCGGTTGCGATATTGGCAAGCTGGGTCATTTCTCGCCCGCCTACAAACAAACCGAGCAGGAAACTGATTTGCTCTTTTGCCAGTTTCTTCACTAAGTCCTCGTCATCGTCGCCCGGCGTCAGTGCGGATCTCAATATGGCGTTAAGCGCGTTCGGGATGATGTAAATCATTATCAAATTCGCCGCCAACTTGGCTTTGCTTTTTTGCGTTTTCACTTCGACGAATCCTTGATTTAGGGCGGTGTTCATGTAGGCGTAAAACACGGTAAACAGTTTCTGCGTGTTGCTTCCGCGTTCAAATTCCGAAAGGTCTTTGATTTGCCCGCCGCCCTGCGTGTCTAAGACGGCTTGGTCGGCAAGTTTAATGGCAGTGTCCAGGTCTTTGCCGCTATCCATTGCCTTTGCAAGCGCGCCATGCCAAATGGAGGTGTCAACGATTTGTTGTATTTTCAACATCAGCCAGTACGAATATTTGGTCAGGAATTTACGGATTTTGCCTGCGCCGTTGATGGTTGCCGCCACTTCGCGGATTTCGCGCAATCTGGTATTGCCGCGGTTGCGCATAAACTCTGATTGCTCCATTGCCGTCCGCGTTGCCTTGATGGGGTGGGTGGTGAATTGGGATAACCCGACCCATGCATACTTCCCGCCAAGGCGGGCGATGGCAGGGACGAAGCCTGTACTTTGAAGGATTGCCGATACGATGTTGAAGGCAAGCCCGGCCATGCTGACGTTTTGGCGCAGCAATCCTGAATACTCATCGAAACCTTTTACCGGCGCGGTATTGCCGCGGGCAATATCTTCAAGGGCTTTGTTTAATTGCTGCTTCGCCTGTGCGCCCAATGTTTCGCGTATCGCCTTGTCAATACTGCTTGATTTCAACAGGCGTGCCGCGTCGATAACGGCTTCGCGGTGCGTGATGTCGTGGATGATTTCGTTCAGTCCGTTGTAGGTAACGGATAAATCCAATAACAACGGGCGATTCTTCACGGCTTCCGCGCGGTCTTTGGTAAAGCTGTGCCGCGTGTTGGCCGCCATCTTCACCGCGCTCTTGATGTCCTCGATGTCAGCAAGGGCGTTTCCGCTCTCTGCCGCCTGCGTGCTGGCGGGGTCGTATTTGGCAGGGTAATACCCGCCGCGCAATGTCAGCATCTCGCCGTCTGCGGTACGGACGGTCAGCGGCTTGGCTTCCACCCATTGCGGCTCAACGCCGACCACCTTTCTTTCCAGTTCGGCAATCTGCGGGCGGAAACTCTCGAACAAATCCCATACCTTTTGGACTGCCTGCCATTCTTTGCTGGTCAGGTGCTGCATCGCGTCCATCACTTCTGGCATATTCCAGTTCCGGACGCTGCCATGCCCGCCGCTCAACAGGCGTTGGATGTTGCCTTCGTTGCCCAAGTTTAGTGCGATGGCGAACAGTTGGCGGCGTGTGAATTTCTGCCCGCCGATTTGATATTCGGCATTGCGCCAATATTCGCGGTGCGTCAGGTTGTCGTTTAGCGGTTTTAGGATTTCTTCCAGCTTTTGCGCCGTCTCAGCCGTCATGGTTGCTTCGCGGTCGGCAGCTTCGTTGATGGGGCGGATGAAATAATTCCAAAACGCGCCGGCGTCTTTGCCGCCGTCCAATATTCGGGCGATGGATGAAATTTTGATATGTCCCCACATGAACCCGCTGAAGCCGTCTTCTACACGTTCGATGTTGTTCGCCGCTGTCGATGTGCGCTTATCGTGCGTCCGTGCATTCTCTTTGATGGATTCAACGATGTTGTCGCGGATTTCTTGATAGGTGCGTTTATCGCGGGCGGTCAGCATTTTGTTTTTCAGACGACCTAGATGTTCAATGCCTTTAATGGTATCCACCAATACGCGCATTTCTTCAACGGTCATCTCGCGGTAGTTCCGTTTCGCTTGAATTTCCGCAATATATTCAGCGTCGATGTTGTGCGCCCTGCCTTGCTCCTCCATTTTTTTGACAAATTCAAGCAATGATGTACGCCTATCCAAGTCTTTCAGGCTTGGTGCGTTACTCAACTCCACCGATTCCAATAAAGCCTCGATTTGCTCGCGGTACTCAATATCAATGGATTTGACGACGCGGTTAAATTTGCCCAGATATTTGCGCGCCGATTCCATTTCTTCACGGGCTTTCAATACTTCGCGTGCCATTGAGTTTTGCAGCAGTTGATTGCGCTTTTGCGTAGCGGCGGTCGGAATATCGCCTTTACGGAATGCTTCCATACTCGCTTTGGCGGCTTTGGCTTCGGCGCGGGTATAAACCGACGGGCGCAAATCACGGACTTTGATTTGCTCTACTTTTTCTTGCGCGTAAACAGATGCGGCTTTGCGAATCAGCGAGGCGGCGCCTGTGGCTTTTGATAACGCTTTAAATTCGGAAGCGATGACGCGCTGACGGATTTCGCTATGGGCGGCAAGGTCGGCGGCTTCTTCAAAGTCTGCTTGCGTCGGCACTTCGCCTTTTTCTGCGAGAATGTTCAGGTATGCGGTTTCTTCGATTGCTTCCTGCGGCGGCTGGGCTTCGGTCAGGGCGCGGATTAAATCTTCGCCGCCTGTGAATACCGGCTCGCCGTCTTCGTTCAAAATCAGGTCTGATACAAGGTCGGGATGCATTCCGCCGTTTTTGCGCGTCATGTCAAAATCAATCAGGCGTTCAAGCGTCTGCCCGTCCACGCCCATTGCGACAAGGCTGTCATGGTCGAAACGGACGGCAGTCAGGGCGTATGGGTTGGCTACATGGTCGCCCGCTTTTTGTTCGTGCGGAACATGGGCGGAACTGTAACGCTTGGTACCGCGCATTTCGTCGAAGAAGCGTTCTTCAAAATCGCGCGGGTCTGCCTTGCCTGTATCGTCAACGGGCAAGTATCCTTCTTCGGTCAAGGCTTCAATCATGCGGTCGATACTGCGCCCATTGGTTTTTCTCAATACGGGGTATCCGATATGGACGGCGGGGATTTTGTCTTTCGGGTCTAATCCGAATTGGCTAATCATTTCGTCTTTGTTTACACCGCCTAATTTGGCAATGGCTTCAAACAGGCTGTCATGCGCTGCGTCCACCTGCTTGCTGAATTTCGGCTTGCCGTCCCCGATGCGGTTTTCTTCGGTCATGCGGGCGGTCAGAAGCTGCCATGCCCGATAAACAGGCTGGCTCATAATGCTGCCGCGTGCCGCCATTTCCGCACGTTGGAAGTCTGCTTTGTACTGCTTACGCATCTCGCGGATTTTGCGGGCGCGAAGATTGCGGATAAACGCCATATCACGCAATGCGCGGGCGGTCAGTTCGTCTTGCGCCTCTGCCGTCGCCCGTTCGGCGTTGTGCCGGTATTGCGCATAATCCGCATCGTCCATGCCTGCCTGTGCCGCATCTTCAAACATCGGAGCCATGCCGTTGATGTATTGGGTTTGCTGAATCTGCTCGTCGCTGGCGAACATTCGGTCAAATACGCTACGGACTTCATCGGTCAATTCTACATTCAGGTTTTTCAGGGATTGATACACCTGCTTCAGCCATGAACGGAAACGGCGGAACACCCCGCGCAATTCTTCGCTTGGTGCTTTACCTTCGTACAGGTAGGCTTCGAAACCGCGCGCCCATTTCTCGTGATTCTCTCGCTGCTCGTCCAGACTCATTGCGTCCCATACGGCAAGGTCTTTCACGCCGAACCAATCTAAGGTCGTCTGAACGTCGGACAGGAATTGCCGTTCCTGCCCGGTCAGGTTCTCGGCAGGCTTGGCGGTCAGGTCGCGGGCGATGCGGGTATTCGTCTCAAGGAAGAAATGCCCCAGTTCGTGAACGAATGTAGAAGCGTCGGCGTTTTTCAACAGGGCGATCAGGTTATGTTCGCGGCTGAACATTCCGCGGTCTGCGCCGCCTTGATACAGTATGCTGTCGTTTTCAGGCGAGAATGCGCCGGTATTGTCGGTGGCGGATTTGATTTGGTTGGGACGGAAGGCAATCACCTCTTTCGCTTTTTGATAGACAACCCCGTCAAAACCCGCATCTTTCAGTATGCCAGCAAAAGTTCCGGAATATGATTGTCCGACCGTGAATCTACCGTCCCGAATCTTGAACATAGCCTCATCAACGGTATATTCATCAAACCCTTTTGCTTCGAGTTTCTCAGTCAGGTATTGCGCTATTGCTTCGGCGGATTCAAAATCAGACGGATAGAAAGGGTTTTTCAGGTCTGTAAACGATTCTATCAGGCGGTTTCCGTATCCTTCTGCCGTCCGCCTATCTGTAGCCATATAAAAGCCTTTACCGCGCATCCCGTTATCCGTATTTGAACCAGCTTTACTTCGGTCAAATACATTAAATTCTGCATCTGTCCCGTGATACACCACCAACGGCTCACCCGTTTCCGGATTCACGACTTTGGAAGCATTGTTCGGGTCGTTTTCCCAATCGCCGAACCACGCCTTGAACGCGGGCGTGCGAACCTGTACCCATTGGCGGTAGGTCAGTTCGGTTTCGCCGTTCGCCTTGGCTTGGTCGTATGCAGCCTTTCCGCCGTATTTCTCAGCGGTTTCATCGAATTGGCGTTGCTCTTCCGTCGCGGATTGGAACAGTATGTCTTGATTGGTGTCGGTGTTGGGGGTAGAATTGTCTGAAACCGTTTCTTTGTGGGATATGCCGGCTTCCGTTCCGAACGTTTGGTTGGAGGTAACAGCAATTTCGATTGCGCGTTGCTCATCAATCGCTGACGGATACTTCCACATCGAAACGGTTTTAATGTCTTTCTTCTTCCTGCTTACTTGTCCTAAGTAAACAACCGTTCCATCATCAAAGCTCTTCGCAAACATAATCCGTTTGCTTCCCTGTTCTGAAACCAAATCATCACGGATCGCGCCATAATCGGAAACAATGTCAGGAATGCGGGCAATATCTTTGTCGGTAATTGCAATCTGCCCGCGCGCTGCCTCTGCCTGCGCGTCTCCGTGTTCTTTCTTTATGTGGTTAATGTCTGCCTTTGATACGGAATGGGAATAGCCTTCCAGTGCCGGAAACTCGCCTGCCAATCTCGGATTGCCATTAGTCCAAAATACGGCTTCAGCTTTGTTGTTGCCGTTCCATAAATCCGCTGCGTCCTGCGGGTTTTCGCTATGCACCCATCCGCGCGGCGGGTTGCTTGCCAACGCCTGATTCAATACGCCGTCGTCAATCAGGCTTTCGCCGACCACGTTCAAGCCGCCGTATGCTGCGTCAAAATCACGGATTCCCATATTCAGACGACCTGCAAGGGTTTCAACGGCACGGGCGTACAGCGTCGCATTGGCTTCAGCCTGCGCCCCATCCATGATTCCTGTTGCGGCAAGCTGTGCCTTTGCTTCTTCTTTGAACGCTTCAAATTCCGCCACGCGCCGGTCTTGTTCCGCCTGCGCCTGCTCTTCTTGATGGCGTGCCAAATCAGCCTGATAGGCTTCGTCCATCATGGCGTCAAATCCTGATTTGCGGATTTCTTCTGCTTCGGCGGCGGTCATGGAATCGGGTGTTTCCATTGCGATTTCAGCCAGGGCGTTTTGGTCTTCCTGCGTCAAGCGGGCGTGAAAATCTCCGCGCGTCATTTCCACCATGCCGCCTGTCTCCGCCGCCTCTTGGATTTTTGCCGCCATATCGGGCATGGCTTGGGCGACGGCGGCCGCGCGTCCAGACTGCATCAATGCGCCGCCGTCGAAATAGATTTTTTGGTCTTCGCCGTAAACGTCGTTGACGAACGCCGCCTGTTTGTCAGGGTCGCGTTGCGTCATGCGCGAGCGGGTAACGGCCATCGCCTGCTCCTTCAGGTGCGCCCGTGCTTCTTCCGCCGCTTTTGCCTGCGCCTGACGGCTTTCCATTTGCGCCCGCGCCTCTTTGTAATTGCTACGCGCTTCAAATGCGCCGGTCGGAATTTCGGCAAACGCTTCCATGATAATATCGCCCGGCTTGTATTCCCCGGTCAGTGCTTGTGCAGTCGCTTCGCCTGCTGCGCCGCCGCCCGCTTGAATGCCTGCTTCGCCTGCGGTTCGTGCGGCCGCGCTGAGTTTGCCTGTCGCACCGCCAAGCAGACGACCTGCCAAACCTGCGGTTGCTGCGTCGAATAAGCCGATAGATATACCACGCTTCCACGCTTTTTGTTTCGCCTCTGCCATCCAGTCTTCACGGGACAGGGCGTATGCGTAGCGTTCGGTTGGTGTCATGCCGCCTAATTCGTGCGCGTGTTTCTCCAACACTTCTTCCATCGTTGCGGCGTATTCTTGTGCGCCTGACGAAAAACCGACCGTACCGACCGCCGCCAAGCCACCCGTCGCCGCACCTGCCGCCAAACCTAAAGCGTTTTGCCCCAGCGATTCCGCCGAGGTGTTGAATAGTAAAGACGGGTTTCGAACCAAGTATGATGCAGAGCCTGATAAGGTCGTCTGACTGCCAAATTCACGCTGTTGCCGTTGCAAGGTCGCATCAGGCGCGTACTTGTCGATTTCCCGTTGGTGTTGCGCTTGTTGTTGGGCGATGTCGAGATTTCGGTTGTAGTAAGTCCCGGCTGCTTTTGCCGCTGCTTCACGTTGCTTTTCCAATCCGAATAAATCACTTCTTGCAATCAATCCGTTTAGATTTTTTTTGCCTGTGTACCATCCGCGCGCAACCGACCGATACAGGTCAACAAAGAAATTATCTTCCTTGCCTGCGGTCATAACGCCGCGCTTGCGTTCGATTTCCGAGAGCTGGCTGATGTCGTCATGGGCGATGTCTGAAAATTCAGGGTCTGACAAACGATTAGGAAGAATGGACAAACCGCCGATTTGCGCTTCAATTTGGTCGAGCTTCAGGCGTGAATTTGCGGTCTGCGGCATTTCCTTTACCACGCCGACAGGTACTTTCAGGCTTGCCGCCTTGCGGTTGATTTCTGCTACTTCGTCAGGGTTCACGCCAAAGCTGGTAAGTAGCGCGGCGCGTCGTTTTTGAATGTCGTTTGTATCTGCCATAATTAATATCTCACGGAAATTGTTTTATCGTCGGGGGAAATTTCCAAAATTGATTTCTTGGTGTCGCCGAACCACCCACGCTCTGTAACGACGGTAGCGGCGGCAAGTTTGCGAATGGTCGCTACTTTTTCATCCTCACTCATCTCTCTACCAAGCCGCTTTTCTTCTGCTTCAATGGCGCGGTCGCTGTTGTATCGGATAATGGCAATTTGTCGTTTCTGTTCATTTGACTTACCTGTCTTATCGGGGTCGATATCAAACTCTTGGCGCAATGTTTCATTGAATCGCAGGTTCGATAATTTGGCGTGTTGAATACCCTTTTTATCAATGCTCTGTTTCTTTCTTAGTAGTGATTCTGTCCACGACCTGCCCAATTTAGGGCGAAGTGCGATAATACTGTCCTCACTCATTTTGCTTAGTACGTCAGGATTCTGCATTATCAAATAGTCGTCAACGTGCCTATCCTGCAATTCTTTCTCATTGCTTGTCTTGATAGATTGCCCAAACGCCGTGAATTTCCTTCGTTCTTCAGGGGTAAGGGCTGCCCACGCGCTGCGCGGAACGGATTGAACATTCCCGCCGTTGGTTTCGATAATCCCTGCGATGGCGTTGTCGCGTTGGTTTTTTCGCTGCTCTTCAGCTTCCTTATAAGCAGAGATTTGACGGTTGATATTTGCTCGAACGCTCGCCTGCTGATTCTTTGGAAGTTGGCGGATTGCCTTTTCCATCGCCACTGGGTCGCCGGTCGGAATACTGACGTAACTTGTGCCGCCTCCGCTGTCTTTCCCCACTTTCATTGCCCGCGCCGCCCAGTCCAAAACCTGCTGCGCGGTCTTGCCTGATAAAACCGTTTTGTTTGCGGCGATGGATTTCGCCGAAATAAAAGACGATACAGGTTGATTTGGGTCGGCTCGCAACAGCTTAGGACCTTCTCCGCTGCCCAAAAAGTGCATAACGTACAGGTTTCGTACATTGACCGGGAAGCCGTGTTTTTTGAGTAGGGCGGCATTCTCTTCAACGTAACGGGTTGTCATCTCGCGGGAAAGTGCGGGGTCTCGCTTCAGGGCTTTAAGCTGCGCATTCGTTTTGCCGTTGGCTATATCTGGTCGGTATTTCCGTACCATATAGAACCACGTCGAATCAATGAACTGCCCCAGCCCTTCAGCCGTGCTTTTTTTGTTTTTGATGTTTGGGTCGTTTCCTGATTCATATCCAATGATGCGGCTTACGGTATCTTGAATAGGGTTGCCTGTATCAGCATTTGAAGAATCGGCATTGACAGGGATTTGAATCACGTCGCCAGGTTTGAAATTGGCGGTCGCATCTTCGATGACTTGGTCTTGGTATGCCTGCTCGATTTTTTGGCGGGCTTTGACAACGGTATCGCCGTGGGCAAATGCGCCGTATTTGATGGCAAGGCGCGTCGCTTCGGCGTAATTCCCTTTGTCGATTTGGTCGTCGATGACCTGTCGGATTGCCTTGTCTGAAGCGTCCATGACTTTTTTTTGCATGGTTTCGCTGTCCCAGCCGTTGAGATTTTGAAGTCCTTTTGCCGCGCCGATTGCACGTTTTATGGCCGCGTCGCGCTCTTCATCCGAAGTGGATAGGGTGAATGAGTTTGCCGCCAAATCTATTTGGCTGTTTAGCGATGTTTCCTTCCATTTTTGCCCTTCTGACAGCAAATGTTCGCCTGTTTTATTGCGCAGGGTTTGGCGGATTGATTCAAGGCGTTGCGAGAATAAGGACTTTTGAACGTCATTTTTCAGGTTGTCTTTGATTTCGTTTGCACGCTTCATCAGGTAGCCGTCATACTCATCTACCAGCGACTGTCCGTCGGGACGGTTTAATGCATTCTCTCCGCGCAAACTTTCATAGCCCATCTCGGGATTGACGCGCAAATCCTGCTCGAACGCCTTTACCTGTGCCAGCGCGTTATCGGCGGCCAGGTCGTTCATCTCTGCAAGCATTTTCGCTTGGGCGTTTACCATCTCTTGCCCTTTGGTAAATGCCTGATTGGCTGCGTGTGCCAGCGGTGCGCCTGCGTCGGGTAATTGCGCGGCGGAAAAGTGCGCCGCCGGCGCATTTGAAACACCTACACTAAATTCGTTTGAAATGGGTACTTTCATTATTTCCATCCGTTATTGAGGGTGTATAGGGCATAAATCGGATCGTCTGATTTTTGCTTGCTTTGGAATGCCCCTTGTTTCTTCAAGGTGTACCAACTTTGCGCAACTTGAGACGCGCCGTTCAGAAGGGTGGTGGTGGCGGAAAGAAGAGGCGAGGTACCTTTCTGCTGCGCGCGCGCAAATAGTGCGTCGTTTTGATGCTGTACGCCCTGTAAGCGATACCCCCACGCTTCGGCGATGGCATTCTGCTCGATTTGGCTTTTGTCCACTTCCTTCATTAATTCCGTGTCTGCCAAAATCTCCACGGCGTTTCCTTCCGATAAATCCAAACCGTTTGCGGCAAGTGCGGCACGCTGGCTGCTTTTTAGGCGGCCTGTCTTCACGCCAAGCGCGGCAATCTCTTTATCTCGCCGCAAAAAAGCCTGTTGCGCCTGACGCTCGCTGCCCTTTGCGTTCATTTCCGCCATGAATGCCTGCAAGTCGGCATTTCGACGGGCTGAACGGGCGGAATAAAATGCGCTTGCAACCTGACCGATGACGCCGATTCCCTGTGTAGCAAGCCCGGCATAATCTCCGAATTTATTCCAATTAATAGAAGAAGAACTCATGTTTAAACCTCCTGAATATAGGGATTTAACCATGAGTTCTTCACTTTATATGCAGACTCAACCGACCGAAAATTCAGCAGTCATAGACAGGACGGTTAACGGTAAGGGGTTTTTCTGTTTGATTTGAATCAAACCGTCATCGTCCCATTGTCCGTCAACGTTGATTTCGACGACGCCCGTTTTAGGTCTGTTCGGTTGACTGAATACCTCTGTCGTCCGCTGTTTGTATTCGTACATTTTGCCGCCGTATCTCCCGGCAGAAATTGCGCTTGAACCATACACGCGGAGCCAAACCTTGCCGATGTTTTTATTCCTGCCCTGTCCCATCGCGGCATCAATCTGAAATGCAAGCGGAAGGGTGGTAACGGAATAATCAATCGGCATCCCAACGCTGATGACGCTGGCTTCGATTCCATCGGGGAGACTTACGCTGCCATTTGAAACAACGGTTTTCGGCATGACGTTTCCGTCAGCCAAAATTTGAACGGTCTTACCTTCCAATGCGCTAAGACCTGATACTGCACCAACGGGTGTCCCCCGATAGGTCAAGCCGCCGTCCATGAAAAAATAGTCCTTCTGCGTGGTTGTTTTTCTCGGGCGCATCCGCTCGATGTATCGAACCGACCTTCCTTGTACGGTACGTTTGATGACGGCATATAAAATGTCATCATCCTGCTCTGTAACCGAAGTAATGCTTTCTACCACTCCGTCGGTTGTGTGTTTGTGCCATGCGCCGATATTCTGCTCGGGCAGGTAAGTCAAACCCAATAATGAGCCGTCTGACGATACGCACCAAACAATCGGGAAAGGCGATTTCTGCAAACACATATCCATAACTTTTTTACCGTCGAACAGATGGCTTGAGCGTATGGATATATCGCCCGTGATGTAGCCGTTTGCCTGCCAGTTGTAGGCAAGTTCACGAACATGGCCGCCGCGCGCTGCCGCATAAATCAGCGAATTGTTGGCAATGACGGGCTGAACCATAGACGACCCGATGTACGACTGCGGAGATACCGAGATTGACGTGGGTGTCAGGTAGTCGGTGTTAAGGGTATTGACGTTCCATTCCGCACTACCCGTCATCAGAATCATCTTGTTAAGCGGCACGATGTGTTGAATCATGCTTGCCTCACGCGAAGCCAGCTTGAAAGAGATTCGGTCGTCATCCTTAATCGGCAGGGAATAGCTTAGGTTGCTTTCCGTCCCTGTCTTCGTCATCCATACTTGCAGTGGCTTGATACTTGTCCCCGCAAATACGCGGCGTTGCTGAAAGTATGAGACGGCAGATGGAAATGATGATTGCGTCAGGTTCGCACTTGCAAAATTTATTCTTTGGTTCAGATGCTCGCTTTTCAGGTGCAGGATAGGGCGTTTGTAGTTGTATCCTCTTGATGTGATGGCAACATTAACCATGCGCCGCCCGTCAAATACGGGGACGGCTGTTGCCCCTGAGCCGCTATGCTCTTCATCTTCTATGACGACGGTAAAGTTTTGGATAAGATTCCATTTAATTACCGCAGGGGTAAATCCGGTGAACTCTTCCCAAATTTCACCGCCGGCGTCATCCAGTCCTTTTTTGTAAACCTTCAACTTCGGATCGGAATAGTTGTCGCCCAAACCCAATACCTCTATCGAATCCAGTTTGTAGTTGGAGAAGACGAGTGATAGCGAAGCTCCGTGCCCTGTTGCATCCTCAAGGGCAATTTTAAAAGTGGTATCTTTTCTTGCACTGAGTTTGCCATGAGAAATTGTGAACGGGACATCTGTAAATACTTCTCTATTCCCTCCGCCTGTTGATATGATGGATTCAAAATTCCCTTTGTTTTCGATTTGCGGACTTGTGATTTTCCCGTAATTGGGAATCTCGATAGGTTGAATGCCTGAAAATGAATCAATCCCGCCTTGTAGAAAAATATTGTCATAAATCGGCGGCGTGATTGATGTGTCTGCGGCTATGTTGTCGTCTATGAAAAACAGGTCTTTTGTTTGACCGATATAGCCGAAAATGCCGCTTGTGCGCTTGTACACTTTGTATCTTCCCGCCCCTTCAACCGCCTGCCATTCGATACGATTATGGTTGCCTGTAACGAAAACATTATTGTTTATAGTAATGACCGCCGATGTTTCAGACTCGGAATTTAAGCCGTCATTGCTTACGGCGGTAACGCAATACTGCGTGTCGTAATACACTTTGTTTGGGTTTCCTGCGTCGCCGCCTTTGTGCGCAAATCCTGTAACACCTATCGGTGTGCTGATGGTCGCGCCGAATCTAATCGGCTTAAATTCCCATTTCGTCGCTGAAAGACGGCGCAATTCGCATGGGAAATGGTTGCGGTGGACGAGTGTCATCACGTCGCCTGATTGGACGTAATGTACGTCGAAAATCTCATTTTCATTGTATGGGCTGGAAATTTCGTAAGGCTGCCCATCGTCATTCAACAACGTCGCGCCGTTGGTGTGGAAGCGAAAGTACCCCACGCCCATTTCGATTGCAAAGGATTGGTCGTTTGAAAACTGGAATGGAATCAGGCGCGCTTTGGAATAATCGTTGCGCGCAACATTCACAAACTCAAAGCCCGCCCGATTCTCTACCGAGCCATCGGGTCTGACGACAAAGTTTAGGCATTCGGACAGCCCGTTGCGATAGTACGGGTCTTCAATGCGCCCGAACATATTCGGGGATACTTCGCCGCCGATAAAGGACTGCTGTAATACTCGTGTATTTGCCATTTACTGCCTCGCTAGGATTGCTGCCGGGGTAAACTTAATCTGTTGTGAGAATTGTTGCGCATCATTGTTTTTTGCCTGCGCGATCAGGCTGTGAACCTGTGCTTCACACATTGCGGCATATTGCGCCCCTGTGTCGCCTTTAATAATTGCGCCTGCCAACATTGCCGCCAGCTTCCATGACAGGGCGGCGGAGAATGACGGCGTAAAAAGATATGAGTTATACACACGTTTTATGTAGCGGGCGATGGCGTTCTCGGTATCAGACCAAATAATCATATGACCGTCCGCCGTTGTTTCACGGGCATGGTTCACGGACAAACAGGCGGCATCGTTGACGGCGGCTTCAGGGAAAATATTTAGAATTTTCAAACACTCTGCCGGAACGGCGTAACAAAAACGCCATTGCTTTGAGTCGTGTTTCAGCATAGCAAGCGGTTCGCGCCGCAATGCAAAATCCCATGCGTGGGACTCTAGCAGCGTATCTCGCGCCATTGGATAGAATCGGGCGCAATATTCCGCCGCGATTGAGTTTTCGGGCGGGTCTATGCTTGATACGTCTGCCGCTTGCCCGATATGGCTTAATGCCAAATTACAAATATCGATTACTGAAGACATTTTTTCATCCATTAAAAAAGGGCGGTTTCCCGCCCTTGTTCCGTTTCTTTATGCTTCGTCGCTGGCTTCCAGCAAGGCTCTCAGGGCTGCTTCGCCTGCGTTGCCATGATAGCTAATACCACGTTCGTCCAAGAGTGCCTGAAGCTCCTCTTTTGACAGATTGTCATATTTACCGCCTACCGGCTCTTGAGTCTGTTCTTGCTGGTTTTCTTGGGTAACAGGTTCAAACCATGAAGCAGTCAAGCCGTCTTCTACTTCGAAGGCGTCGCCTTCTTCACGGATTTGTTCGTAAAAACCGCGTTTAATTGCTACTACTTTCATTTTTTACCACTCCATACTTTTTGAGATTCGGGTGCCGGTTCGTTGTTTTGCAAACCATTGACGATGGCGCAGTTGATTTTGCCTGCCGTCATCGAGCCTGTTACGGCGTAGTAGGCGCGAATGTAGCGGCGGTGAGAAACCGGCATCGGAATTACATATTGCGAACCCGCCTTCAGGTCGGTAGCGGTTACGGTTACACCGGTAATTACATTGGCAAAATTTGTACCGTCCGCCGAATCTTGCAGGGAAATAGTTAATGAACCACCAGCGAAAGATTCAGGAATGGTAAACACGGCATAAAGGTTATGCGCGGCATTGCCGGTGTTCGGTTTCTTGGTACCAAAATCAACAACGTTGGTTGAAGCGGCTGACGTGGTTACGGCTTGTTTGATGGACAGTTCCAGTAAAGAATCAATAATCATTTGTTGCTCCTTATTTCACACGGGCTTCGGTGGACAACAGTGAATCGGTAACGCGAACCGGCACGCCCTCGCCGTCGCCGAAGTGAGTTACCAACTTGCCGCCAACTTCGCGCTGGGTAATGGTGTGGTTTGCGCTTGCTGCGATTTGGGCGCGCAATACACGGCGCAATGTGCGGTTCATGTAGAACGCCGGGCGGCCTTTCAGGTTCGGAACAAGCTCCAAAGCATCAACCATCAATTCAGGCAGGTTAGGACCGGTTTTCAGTGTTTTATCCAGTTTTTTGACGTCGATGTTCGCAATGCGGACAACGTAACGCCAGTCGCGGACGCACAAGCCGTTTTCCCAAACGTATTTGCTTTCGTGGGCTTCGTAGCGGTTACCTTCGTCGTCATTGACGGTAACGATACCCATGTCTTTCTTTTGCAAGCCTGCTTTTGAGCCTTTCGGGTAAATGCAATGGACGGTATCAACACCCCATACAACCAGCCAAATAGAGGCGTTGTCTGCACCCTCGCCGCCGGCGTCGATGATGTTGCGGCCATTTTCGGCAGACTTGTTTGAGAAGCGCGGCGCAAAACCCATGAAACGTTCAGGATTGATGTTGCCGTCTTCATACCACAATGTATCAGCCATTTTCTGACCCATTGATTCGATGAACGGGGCTTCTTCGGACATCAGCCACTGGGCGGAGTTGTTATTCAGATTGAGCAATTTTTCATCGACCAAAGCGCGCGCGCCCAGTTCGCCCATCGAATCTTTTACAGAAACGACGGTTGATTTGCTGTTTGGGATACCTTTGTACAGGCGACGCCATGCGGTATCAGGCAAGCCGCCGCGAACGGTAGTAGTATGTTCGGTAACGCCGTTGGCTTCTACGACGACCATATCTTCCAGTTCGTCATGCTTCTCAGATAGAATTTCGACGATGTTGTGAATGATTTTGCCGTCTTGCCCCATGCGGGCGGTAACGTCTGCGAGTGTTGGATGGCGTGAATTTAAGGTTGGCATGTTTTAACTTCCTTTCTTATGGATTAAGATTTTTGGTGTTTGGGAAAAGTGCGCGGGCATCGCTGGTTTGCGGCGCACCTGTTGCCGATACGAAACCATCTTCGGAGATGGCTTTGCCGACACGGTAGAACAGGCGGATAACTTCGGGGTTGTTCCCCAGTCGGCTTTCGTTCAGCAATGTTTTCAGTTCGGGAGTGGCAAACTGTTCGATAGCTTTTGCAGCTACCGACAAATTCTCGTTTAACTTGTCGCCGCCAAATTCAGGGTCTGCGCGTGAAGCCACCTCCCATTCTGTGCTGACTTTTTCAACGGCTTTGATTTGTTGCTGCGCCAAATGCGGGGCAATTTTGCCCAAGATGATGTCAGCCTTTTCTTGGGATAATCCCGCTTCTTTGGCGGCTTCGGCATAAAGATTGATGGTTTCTTCGTCAAACTCCATGCCTTCGGGTGGTTTGAAGTCGTACTTTTCGGGAACTTCAGATTCGGTGTCTGCGTTTTGGTTGTCCTGTTCGCCCTCTTGGTTTTCGGGTGGTGGGTTGTCGCCCTGATTACCTACTCCGTCCAGCAAAGTTTGTCCTGTTTGATTTTGCGGTTCTGCTCCGGATTCTGCGCCCGGCACTTCGTTTGCTGCGCCTTGTTCGTCTTCAATACTCATTGTTGCCCTCTTCGGTTAGAATCAAATGAAAATTTGAGGTTGGCTGCACATTGCTTAACAGCTTCAAGCCCATATTCCGCCTGCCTTCGTTGAATGCGGAGATTGACTGGCTTTCATGAAACGTTGAACGCCATATACCTGCATCTTCTAAAAGGTGGCGAACGATGCGCCGACCACGCTTCTCCGACATAAGCCATTCGAAGTCTGCCTTTTTCTGCTCTTCCAGTAGGCTGTCTTTTCTTTTTTTGGCTTCAAGGTCGTTATTTTTTGTCATTTTATACAGTCATCCTTTTATTATATGCATACTAATATTCGTCATCTGTCAGGCTCTTCGCCTGCGCTAACGATCGAGCAATTCCTGCGCCTTGCTCCATTTGTTGAAGTTGTTTCGATTGCGTCTGTTGCTCCATGCGCTGCTGACGAATCGCCGCTACTTCTTCAGGGTTCATTAAGATGCGCGGGTCAATACCCAGTGAATCGGCGTATATTTCCGCCCACTTGTCGCCGTTGAAGTTGTCTAAAACTTCGGGCTTGACTTGGGCAACCGACGCCAAAGCCCCGACAAATCGGTCAATGCTATTCACGCCGATGGCACGCTGCGCTTGCGCCAATATGGAAACAAGGACAACGTTTATATCTTGGTCGGCTATTGCGTCAGGTGGCGGCGGTAATATCCCTGCGCGAACCATTGCATCAAATGTAATTTCGATGAGTGGGTCAATAAGCTCATTTTGCAGACGCTCAAGCACCGGCCCCAACATCAGCATTTTTTCTTCATGACGCTCCGCCACTTCGGTTGCGGTCATGTTTTGCGATTGCTGGGACACCATCAAAAACAGGTCGGCATAAAATGCGGACTGGACACGCTGGCGAACATCGGCAATATCTTCGAGCAGGTGGTTTAAATCTATCCGTACATCAAAAGCGGAGCGGACTGTGTCTCCCGTTCCGTTTGAGTCGTGGTACAAAATACCGCCCGGTAAAAACCCTGCCGACTGTGTTTTCATGTCGGTTGGTGCAATGATTGGCGGGTTGACTTGGTAGTCAATGCCTTTGAGTTTGCTAGTTTGATTGAATTGAAGCTGCTTAATGTCGCCAAGCGCGGTCATCGCGGGGCTGTTGCCGTAAACGTTGTTGTCGGTGATGTCCCATCTTGGGCAGACGGCAGGGAAACGAAGGAATCCCGATTCGCGCAAAATCTTTCCTTCTTCTGCGCCGGTCTCGATATATACCGACTTGTACGGCATATTTTTCGAGTCTTTGCGGGTCAAATCTCTGTCTCGGCGCGGCTCGATTGCGTGGATGATTTTCACTTTCGCATCGTATTTGCCGTCTTCGTAATTTTTCCGAGTCGCGTCGCTGACGTTCTCAATGCCAAATTCTTCGACCGTTTCTCCGACGGTTTTTTCAAATTCGCGATAAATAGTATCGATTTCACCGCGCCAGTTTGTGGCAACGGCATATTCTCCGATTGTCAGCGGGTAGCATCTGATTACATCTTCGTAGTCGGGGAGAATGATGCAGGCAGCCGTACCAAATGCCGCTAACTCCTCATACATCGAATGAAGCGAGCCATAGATATTGCTGCGCTGAAAAACAGACAGCATCATGCTCTCGACTTTGGACAGCCACTCCTTTACTTCATGGTACTGGTTCATTTCATCATCGTGCATGGCTAGTTTGAACCACGGACGAGAAGGGGAGGTTAGTCCGCCCATCAGACCGGCGGAAAGGATTTTGAGTGCGCGGATCGGGGTATTGTCGTAAATCTTGTTGTGTTTCTCGCGCCCATCATTTGAATCATCATCAATAAATCGACCATTTCGCGGCAGGATGTTTTCTGAAATTTCCCGCCAATGGCTAATCCATGATGTACGCTCGGTCTTTAAAGATTCCCATCGGCGGTGTATTTTTTTGCGCTGTTCTTCCATCATGTCAAATACCCATCAAATGCCCAGTAATGTCTGCTTGCCAAGCTTCAGGCTGTTTGGGTCAATACCTGATGCGCCTGTCAGCATGGTTGAACCTGCGCCACCTGCTGCTTGCTGTTGTTGGCTTAAAACAGACTGCGCGTCCGTTTTTTTCTGATTGGCTTTGTTGGTTTCGATGTCTGCCTGAGCTTGCGCATTGCGTGCATTTTCTTTCGCTTGGTTGGTGGCGGACTTATTCGCCTTGTCTTGTTTGTTTGCTTGGTAGATTGATGCGCCGACACTGGCAACACCTGCTACCGCACTAGCTGTTAATGCTCCGACTACCCATGGGGCTGCTACTGCTGCTGGCATATTACAAACCTTTCTGAAATATAATTTCTTCTTGTTGGAAGTGAAGTCGCTCCAGCAACTTGGCAAAATTGCTGTTCGGCTTTGCGTGGTATAGGACTTTTTTTGCGCCTGCTGCTTTGGCGGCCGCTTCAAATTCGCGCATCAGTTTCAACCCCGCCCGACCTTTGCGATGAGATGGGTGGATGAAAAGCAGGTCGTGTTGCGCTATCAGTTGGTCGTAATGCGGATGACGGGAAAGGAAGCCTGATACATACCCGAAAATCTCACCATCTACTATGGCGGCAAAGGCAATAATTCCGCCTTGCTCTTCCAGTATTTGATAGGTTTGCATATCCAATTCGGGCGGACGGTCTGAGAAATCAGATTCCGTCTCCTGCCAGTGCATTGCCGACAGTCTGCGTGTTTCATCGAAATGTTCGGATATTTTCACCGGCACGATTTCAATCATAAAAAAATCCCATTAACGAATAATGGGATTGTATTTCTTGGAACGGCGATTATATGCAGACTTAGTGTATTTGATTGGTTATCAGAATGGCAGAAAGCCGCCTGATGGCTAGGCGGCTTGAGTTGATGGAAATTACTTGTACGGGGAGATTGTTGTTATGGTGGTTTTTAGTAGATTGTCCCACCGGTGTCCCTATGCATTGTAACCATATGATTTAATTAATATTAATGGTGCGGACGGAGAGACTCGAACTCTCACACCTCTCGGCGCCAGAACCTAAATCTGGTGCGTCTACCAATTTCGCCACGTCCGCGTGATGAAACTCGGGATTATACACAAAGTATCCTGCTCTGCAAACAACCTTTAGCTTGAAATTGCTTTATTCCGACCGATATAATGGCAGGTCGGTTATCTGCCGGAACACACTAATATCAAAGAGGAACATC